CAATTATGTTCTCGTTGATGTTCATAATAATTTGATTCCGGCAACGATCACATGACCGGTGAAATAAACGACCGCCCCAAGCAATAACAGCCACCCCGCAATTTCAGCTTTTCGTTCCATTGTTAGAATCCCCCCATTATATTAAGAATTTTCATCGCTCGATCTTGGTGCATTGGGTCGGCGGGTGAGCAAATAACCTTGAAATAAAACTTCCTCGCTTGCCATAACATTTGGCTTAATTTGTGTTGTTCGTCGATTGTCATTTCAAACCCTATTATAAGTTGATGACCCCGGCTCGGTTTCGCTCGTAACCATTGCTTACCAGACAAATGCGGAATGAATCCGAACCGAGGTCAAAAGAAAGTTGAGGGGCCGAAGCCCCGCTTTGAATTATTTAGAGCATTTTTTCATAAACTTCGATAATAGCGTCCTGCCTTATTTCTGCCGATCTATAATCTTTTGAACTTGATATTTCTTTCGTCGCTTCACGCTCGACCCATTTGAATAGTTTGTCGTATTTGTTCCGGTCTTTTTCGAGTTCCCTTAAAACTTTAATTGATTGCCTTCTATCCCAACGAACCCGATCTTTTTCTCTTTCGATATCAATCACAATTTAATCCCTCGCTTGGTCAATTCGTTGTTGACGCTTCTATACGTTCCGGCCCATTGGGAAGCGGAAGCCCATTCGCCCATTTTTTTCTGATGTTCATACTTCAACTTGGCATTGTCTTTGACTGCTATAAGCATTTTGATTGTTAGGTTTTTCATAGTTCAACGCCTCTCAAAAGGTCGTCAATAGCGTCCTGAATTTTCATTTTAACATCTAGGTCGCTTTTCCCTTCATTGACACAATCGAACATGGTTCGTTGTATATACGAGCTTAATGAGTGCATTGGATCGTTTGCGTTTCTATGCTCGTTCATAAATTGAGTGATGTTTAATGATTTATTTTCCGTTGTCATTTCGTTTCTCCCGAGGTAGTAATCAATTTCTTTACACAAGATAAAGGATATCACTCCCATTGTCAAGACAATAAGTGTAAAAAGATTTGAGGGTCGGATTGCCAAGCCTAGAAAGGGGTTGAAGGGTGTCGAGGGTTGTGGTATTACTTGAGGTAAGATATATTTTATTCGTTTTTCCATAAAATAGGAGAATTCGACCCATGATGTTCAAGGCCGAAATGCCTCACATTGTCCCGCTTTGGATGCCGGACGGACAGACCGATCGTTTCTTTGAGTTGCTTTCAGATTGGCGGTATCTTAAATGGAACGACGAAACAATTTTAATCGAAATAGGATTCGTCACAAACTTCGCTTCGATCCCTCGCCTCTTTAGAAACATATACTCGCCGATCGGTATCTTGTTGCTCGCCTCTTTTGTTCATGACCATATTTATCAATATGAATATTACTTGCAGGAAATAGTCGAGCCGGACGGATCAAGAGTGGTCAAGAAGATTTTTTGTTCTCGGTCGCTTGCCGATGAAATCTTCGAGGAAATCGCTTTAATTTCATACCCCAAGAACAGCAAGGCAATCAAGTTCGCAAGCACTTTATTATCTCTCGGCGGCGGTTCCACTTGGAACGAATGTCGTGATGATCAAAAACGGTGGATGAACCAATGAGCGATCTCGACCGAGTTTGTCATTACCAAGTAAAGGTATTTGACCCGAAAGGAAAGCTGAAATATATCGTGAAGGAAGAAACGGTTCGGGACTGCTTAAAGAAAACTTACACGGGATCGATGATCGATTTCAAGCCGTTTAGACTTCGATATCAAACGAAAGAACCTTATGTCGATGACGGCGGGGAATAAGAATGATTCTTATTTCTTGGATAGTTAAACCTTTTTTTTCTTTGTTCTTAACTGATTTTTAATCTCCTAATTTTTAAGAGTGCTCCCCGTCAAAGTTTAAGTCAATATCTTTTTTTAGGTGCAACCCCTAAAGCCTTGCAAATAATAAGATTGTAATTTTCAAAAGACATCATTATTCTATTGACAACGGTTTATTGACAAGACAAAAAAGAGAGGAAAAGGGGTCATGACCAAGGACACGAAGCCAAAAAAGAAATTACAAACTAAAAAGAAAACAGTCAAAAAGATTGTGAAAAAGGTCGTGAAGAAACCCGCCAAGGGAAAAGGTGTCGGAGTCAATGGCAACCTCAACCCTATAAAGAAGGGTGAAGTCAGGAACCCCAAGGGTCGCCCACTCGGGTCAAAGAACGGAATCCGGTCAAGACTTCAAGCCCTGTTAAAAAAGAATCCGAAGGCTGATTTCGCCGACCTTGTGAAAGATAAGAAATTGAACTTGAAAGGGGCCGACAATGCCGAGGCGTTGGCGTTGGTTCTTTTGCGTTCCGCCTTGCTTGGTGACTTGAGGGCGATCGACATGGCTCTCGAACAGACCGAGGAAGCTTTGCCAAAACAAGTCAAGCTCGGAGACAACGACGGGAACCCGATCAACCCTGTTCTCGTTTATATCCCTGATAACGGAAGGAACAAATAATGCGGCTTATTGATTGGCTTTTGAGTCACTTGGATTTGATCCGGTGCATTGGTAGGGGTGGCGGTTACAAAACCGATCTCGTTGACTACACGCTTATAAAAACCTGTTCCGAGTGTCGCAAGTGGAACGCAATCGGGCGTGAGAATTTCAACGGCGTATCAATAGCAATGTGCAAAGACAAGCAAAAAGAAACTCCGAATCACTATGGTTGTATTGCATGGGAGTCTAAGATTTGAGCGAAGCCGGAAAGATAATTCGACCCCAAGCAGGGCCGCAAGAAATGTTTCTCACGACTCCCGCCGACATTGCGATCCTTGGTGGGGCCGCCGGTGGGGGAAAAACCTTTTCCCTATTGCTTGATCCCTTGCGTCACATTCACGTTCCCGGCTTTGGTGGCGTTATCTTCCGAAGGACAAAAGAGCAGATCAGAAAAGAGGGTTCTATTTGGGATCAGAGTCGGGAACTCTACACACACGTTCAAGGCCACCCGAGAGAAAATGTCCTCGATTGGCAATTCCCCGCCGGTTCAAGAATCACCCTTGATTCAATCCAATACGAAAAAGACTTAGACGATCATCATTCCTCTCAAATTTGCTACATGGGCTTTGATGAACTTCAAACCTTTACGGCTAAAATCTTCTTTTATATGTTCTCTCGCAACCGGTCAAAGTGTGGGGTCACGCCCTACATTCGAGGAGGTTGCAACCCTGATCCCGACTCTTTCCTTGCTGATTTCCTTTCGTGGTGGATCGACCAAGAGTCGGGCTTTCCAATTACAGAACGCTCGGGCGCGATCAGGTGGATGGTGAGAGGGGCCGACAATCAATTGACTTGGTTCGACAACCGAGGCGACGCAATTGATTCGTGCATTGAGAAAGGTGTCCCGTCAATCGAAGCCATTCACGTTCCAAAGTCGGTGACGTTCATTCCTTCCAAGCTCGATGACAATAAAATATTGATGGAAACCAATCCCCAATATAAAGCCAATCTCGAAGCCCTTTCTTATGTCGATCGTATGCGGTTATTACATGGCAATTGGAAAGTGCGTGATGCGGCGGGGAACTATTTCAAGTCTGAATGGTTCGAGAAGGTTCCGCATCGTCCCGCCGAATTCGTGTCGATGGTTCGATATTGGGATCGGGCCGCTACTGAATGGACAAAGTTAAATGACCCAGATTGGACGGTCGGCGTTTTGATGGGTAAGTGTTCGAGGGGTTATTTCTGGGTCGTCGATGTGATCCGTCGTCGCTACTCACCCGGCAAAGTGGAACAATTAATTATCAACACGGCGAAACACGATGGTGTTATCGTTATTGTAGGGCTTGAGCAAGACCCCGGCTCGGCAGGAAAAACAGAAGTTTACAATCTAGCTAAACAATTAGCTGGCTATCATGTCAAGATTGCGATAGCGACCAAGGCGAAAGTGGTTCGAGCAAAGCCTTTCTCGGCACAATGCGAAGTGGGGAACGTGAAGATCGTTGACGGGGAATGGAATAAGCCGTATATGGCTATCATGGAAAACTTCCCCGATGGTAGTCACGACGACGACGTTGACGCTTCAAGCGGTGCTTTCAATATGATAACTTCACTCAAAACGATAAGGGTTCATTAAATGGATATTTTTAAAACACTCGGCTCGTTGATTGGAAGGAAAAACTCTCAAACGACTCGACTTATTTCCAAGTTTATCAACAACGGATCAACCGCACCGAAAGAGGGCCGAGAGTTCGACTTTGCCAAGGAAGGCTACAATGAAACCGTGATGGTGTTCGCTTGTGTTCGAGAGATCGCCGTTGCATTTTCAGGGATCAAGTGGTGTCTCTTTCGCATGGTCGGAGGTGAGAAGCAGGAAGTGACCGACCATCCACTTATCGACTTATGGCGACGACCGAACCCGCATCAAGGTTCGACTTCATTCCTTCTTTCCGTTGCCTCTCATTATTGTATAGCGGGGAATTCCTACATTGAGGCGGCGACGGATTCTTTGAGCGTCCCTCAATACCTTTATAGTTTGCGCCCTGATCGAATGTCCGTGATTCCCGATATCGTCGATCGTATCGGTGGTTATAGGTACAAGGCGAACGGCGAGGCGAAAGATTTTGTCGATGGCGAGATTCTTCACTTCAAAGACTTTTCCCCGACTTCCGATTGGTACGGTCTTTCGGCGATTGGAGTTGCGGCCTTGTCGATCGATTCATTCAAGGGACAACAGCAATGGAACAAAAGCTTACTTGATCACGGGGGACAACCCTCGGGAATATTGACCATCGAAGATGATCTTCACCCGACCGCCGTTGATAACCTTCGGGAAGATTTCAAGCGCAAGCATCAAGGGTCGGGGAACGCATACGAACCTTTCATCGCCGAGGGTGGAAAGATGAAATGGGAGTCGATCGGCCTCAATGCAACCGAGCTTGACTTCATTGAATCGCAAAAACTTTCTTCCTCTCAAATCGCTCAAGTGTTCAACGTCCCCGGTGAGCTTGTCGGATTGCTTCCCGCTACTTACTCAAACAGGCGTGAAGCTCGCAAGGCACTCTACACAGAGGTCGTGCTTCCTATGCTTGACCGCTTTCGCGATGATTTCAATAACTGGTTGCCTCCGATGTTCGGAACCGACGACCTGTTCTTTGAACCTGATCTCGACGACATCGAAGCAATGCAGGAAGATCGAGAAGCATTGTGGAAGCGACTCGATGCGAGTGAAGATTTGACATTGAACGAGCGAAGGGTTTCCAAAGGATATGACGAAACCGACGACGGTGACGTGATCTTCGTTTCAAGTTCCAAGCTCCCATTGAGTGACGCACTTGATCCGTTTGGTTCATTGCCTGAAACCGAAAAGCCCGACGACGAACCAAGCGACGACGATGTTCCCGATCCTTTTGATAAGGGTTTTGAGCTTGGGGGTGAGGAAGGTGACTATGACTTCGGCGGTGAGGCCAAGCAAGCAAGAGTTAACCGAGCGGAAGTTCTCGCCGTTGGTCGAATGAGAAAGAAGTTTGACCGTCGCATGGCTAAACAAGTGCGATCGCTTTTCAAGAAAGAACTCTCGGGGATCATGGACGCTCTCGATCGCTTCGGTGGTCAGGCTCAAGCAAACATCGACCAAGTGATCGACGATCTTAAAAATGATTGGGAAGATGCGATTATAACGAACCGGAAATTGGTCATGGACGCTTTCGGGAAACGTCAATTGCGGAAGTTCAAGAAAGAGAACAATGGCTTTGAGGTCAAGGCGACCGCAGAAGATATATTTCAAGCGGAAATACGACTCGCCTCTCGTTTGCACGTTGCCGATCAGATAGCGGGGATATCATCCACAACGAAAAAGAGAATCAGGAAGTTGATCGGTGACGGTTTAGCGGTCGGGAAATCGGTCGAAGAAATCACGGTTGAACTTCAATCTCTATATAAGGGCTTTAGCGTTGGACGGGCGAACACGATCGCTCTCACGGAAACGGTGACGGCTCAAAACCGAGGGTCGCTCGAAGCAATGAACTCTTTAAAAATTCCGTTGCTCAAGGTTTGGGCGTGGTCGGGGATAACGGGAGAACATGAACGCAAAGGCCACCACGACGCAGACGGTCAATCGGTACAACAAGAGGAAATGTTTCGGGTGTCTCCCGATGGCGGTTCCTTTGAATCGCTACTTCACCCCGGCGATCCAAGCGCAAGTGCGGGGAACCGGATCAATTGTCATTGTGCTTTGACTTATCGAAGGGACGTGGAAAACGATGATCGATAAAACAAAGATCAATATAAAAAAAGATCATAAGGGACATGATACGGCTTTGGTTACTTGTGGAAGGCGCAAGATGATTCTATGTCGGACGTGTAATCAATGGGTAGGTCAAAAGCGATGAACGAGAACATTGAAGAATTCAAATTATTGCTTGATTCCTTTTTGCGTTGTTCGATCATCGTGCTCGACTTCGTTGCAGGGTTGCCGTTGTTATTCAACCTTATGATCGTTTATTTGCTAACGTTCTTTTTCCTTGTTTCTCGTGTGGTGCGATCGCATAGCGAAAGACGTTGCCAAAAATAAACCAATAACATATTCTAAAAGTAAGGAGCGGAACCGATGAAACAGTTTAAATCTTTTAAAATGGAAGTCAAAGAGATCGACGACGAAGGGAAGTTTGACGGATATGCTTCGACTTTCGGGAACATCGATTTCGGAAACGATATCGTGGCTAAGGGTGCTTTCGCTCAAACCATAAAGACAAATGGTGGGGTCGTTCCAATCCTTGATTCTCACGATCCCTCAAAACAAATCGGCTGGAACCTATCGGCTAAAGAAGATGCGAAGGGCTTGAAGGTTGAGGGTTCTCTTGATATGAACATACAACTCGCAAGGGAACGCCACTCGTTGATGCAGACAGCTAAAGTTCTCGGTGCAAAGATGGGCCTCTCTATTGGTTATATGGTAGTAAAGGCCGAACCACACGCCTCGAAGCCCGATGTCAGAATCTTAAAAGAAGTGAATTTGATGGAATATTCCGTCGTGACCTTTCCCATGAATCCGAAGGCAAGCGTCACTCGGGTCAAGACAAT